GTCGCGTAGGCGGCGATTTGGGCGGCTTCGTGCAACAGGCTGTTGTCGATGCGAAACGTGCGGTAGCCGTAGTCGGCGACACTCGCCGTGTCGGTGTCGGTTGACGTGTCGCCATTCAGGGCGGTCACGGTGGCGCGGTTTACGACGTCACTGCCGTCAAAATCAATCGTCAGGTCGTTGTATGGGGTTTGTGTGCCGGTGTTGTTGAACGATACGACGGGGGCGCTAAGGGTGTTGCCGATGCGTTCGGTAAATTTGAATACGCCGTCGCGTGTCATAAACAGGCGGCCGCCTTCGGCTGTTTGGTTGATTTGGTTGGCGTACGTCAGGGCGATTGTACCGGCGGGGACCGTGTAGGCGGCTGCATGGCCCAAGTCGACGGTGCCGGTTGCGATGTCGCGTTCAACGGGGTCAAACAGGTCGACTTCGGGCAGGTCCAGCAGTGATTCCAGGCGTTCGCCTGATGTTTCAGGGTCAACGTTATAGGTATCTAGTTTGGCTTGTGCCAACAGGTAGAAATCGTCGGCGCATTGAATTGACACGGTGTCGTCGCCCGTTAACTGGTATTTGTAGTCGTAGGTGACGATTGTGCCAACAAACAGGTATTCGGGCGACCCCGATACCTGGCGTGACAGGCGTACTTGGCGGCCTGGTTCCAGGCTGAAGTAGTCGTCGGCGGTGTCGTAGTAGGGACTGCCGTCGTCAAGCGGGTTTAGGATGCCGCCGGCTAATTGGTCGTCGACAATGACCGTCATTGTGCCTGCCCCGAATTGGTCGACGGTGCGGCGTCGGCCGCGTCGGTAGGTGACTGATTTGACGTATTCGGTGATGTCGGCGTAACTGGTCGTCGGCCCCAATTTGTATTCGGTGTTGTCTAGTACGCCTTTGGTGGCGTCATCCAACCTGAAACTGCCGTAATCAAAGCCTGTGTCGACTTCGAATGTGTATGTGCCGGAATCTACGACGGTTGCGGGCATGACTATTCGATTTCAAGTTGTAGTGGGCCGCTTCGTCGGTTGTAGTCGCGTAAAGCGTCAACGATGATGTCGCCCAGGTTGGCTGGGGCGGTGACGGTGTTGACGGTGACGCTGGTTGATGACGGTATGACCGTTGGGGCCATCGTGGCAGGTGCGTTTAGTGGCATGGCTAGGGCTGCGACTGCGTTGTCGAATCCTGCGCCGATGCCTTTGATGTCGGCTGGTTTCAAACCTTTGCCGGCCAGTTTGGCGTCGGCGGCGGCGATGGCCTGTTCCACGCCTTTCAAATATGCCTGTCCGTTGGCGATGCCAGCACGGTAGAACTTTTCGGCTGCCAATAGGCCGATGGTTTCGGCGATTTTTGCGGTTTCTTCGACAAGTTTGTTTGCACGCAATATGTTTTCGCTGGATTCCAACAGTTCTTTGGCGATGAACGTGCCTGCTTCTTGCCCCGCGTCAATGACCTGTTGTAACGCTTCGCGTGACAAACCGGCGGCCAATAGTCGGTCAACCAGGCTGCCGAATTCTTTGGCTTTGTCGGCCTGTTCTTCTAGGGCGTCGAAGAATGTGACGCCGCCGCGTTCTGCGCTGTATTGGGCTGCGTCGCCAAAATTGACGACGCCACTAATGGCGCTGGCGACGTTGCCTTTAAAGTCGTCGAACGCTTGCTGTGCTTCTTGCAGTTTGTTTTTGGCGTCATCCAAAGCGGCGGCCATGCGGTCGCGTAGCGCGTCGGCCATTTTTTCGGCGCGTTGTTTAACTTTGTCCAAGCCTGTGCCGACGCTATCTAGTTCAGGTACGACAATTTTGCTTTGATTGGCAATGCGTTCCAATTGGTCGGCGGTCATGCCGCTTGTGCGGGCTACCTGGCCGGTGACGCGGTTGTATTCTTCCAGCGTCGGCATGTTGGCGGCCAATGACGCAAAATAGGCGTCGGATTGGTCACGTAGTTGGCGTACCTGGTAGGCGGCGGCGGCGGCGCCCAACACTTTTGCGAAATCAAACACAGCCGATTTCAAGCCGCCTGACAGGGCTTTGATGGCTGTTTGTATCGCTACAAATGTTTCGTAGGCAATAATTAGGTTGTAGACCATCGTCAAAACGGAATTGGTGATTTTGCCCATTGTTGCGACCAGCGTTGCGCCGAACGGGCCGGCTGCCGCAATGCCATCTTCCAACGCTTTGCGTACGCCACGACCGCCGGACAGGCTGGCAATAAATTGTTCGACGGCCGGCACTACGGCGTTCAACACGAATCGCGCGAATCGTTCCAGGTACGGCAGTACGGCGGTTCCGATACGTTCGACGATTTCGTCGTATGCGATGCGTAGGCGTTGCAACATGCCTTCAAATGTTCCGGCGCGTGTCTTTGCCGCGCCCCCGAAATGCTCCGCCAACAGTTCTTGAACTTTTTGAAAATCTTTTGTTTTGTCGCCGGTCGATTTGAATTCAATGCCTAGTTTTTTCAAGCCTGCGAAGTTGCCGCCCATCGCCGCAATCAAGATTTGTTGCACTTCGGACAGTGCCAGGCCAGACCCCGCCGACACATCCAACGCAAGGGTTAACAGGTCTTGTGCTTCCATCACGTTGCCAGTAGCGCGCGCCAAATTGGCCATTGCCGGCCGTAGTTCGTCGTCTGCGACGCCAGTTGCGCGTTGCAACGAATCAATGAATTTGGCGTTCAGGTCGACAAACAGGTCGGTTGCGCCAGCCGATTTGCGTAGCGCGGCGTCTAATTTCTTTTGTTCGGCTTCGTCTTTTGCGGCCGCCATCGCCGCATCAAACAACTGTTTGGCCAATACGCCCGTACCAACCGCCAGGGCGGCGGTCGCCGGTATCAACAGGCGCCTGGTCAAAAACCTGGCGCGGTCAATGTTGCTGTTCAGCGACTTGAATTCTTTGATTGCGCGTTGGATGCCTTTGCCGTTGAACTGTGTGACAAATGGAATCGTTACGGCCATGCGACTACCTTACTTTGCCGTTTTGCGTAAAGACCGCTTTACGGTTCACGGCGGCCATGACGCGTTCAACCAGTTTGACAAGTTCTTTGTCGACGACGTCGCGGTTCTTTTCGTAACTGTTCCACAAGATTCGGCCTGGTCGACCGTAACGGCTGTTCAACGTTTGAATCATTTGTTTACCTTGCGGCGTTTTGCCGGATGATTCACGGCCCGCCATTTCAAATACTTCGTTGGCGCTACCTAGCCACGACAACGTAAACACTTGAAGATTGCGTACGGCGCCTGCGTATTCGCGCGGCTGTTTGGTGTTGATTTTCATTTTTATCATCCGTTTTGCGGGGTCGTTGTCCCAGGGCAGGATTCCGCCGGATACGGCGGCTTCTTGCATACGTTCGTCGCGCATGGCTTCGGTCCACGCGTCGCGGCGTTGCCGGCCGCCCTGGAATTTCCAGGGGCGCGACTTGCGGCTTCGCGCCCTGGCGGGGTTCCAGTTGCGCGCCCAACCTGACATTGGCTGTTCAGGTATCTGGTCAATGGCGGCTTTTGCGTCTTGGGCGATAGGGCCAACGATGGCTTTGTAGTCGCGGGTTATCTGTCGGCGCAACGTCTTATCCATTGCGTTCAGTTCTTTGAACGCTTCTTTAAGGCCGACGACTTCGACGGATACGTAGACGGGCATTAGCGGCGCCTTGATTGTTTGTCGGCCACATCAAACACGGTAGCCAGGTCACGTGTGTCAAATTCGACGCCTTCGGGCCAAAAGCCGGTACGCAATAACAGTTCGGCTAGTTGTCTGCGGTAGCCGCCGCGCCCGTAGGGTTTGATTCTTCGCCGCCCAATACTTCAACTTCGTCTAGTTTGTCCAGCCAGGTTTCGAATTCGCCGACCGGCTTGCCGGCGCGTTTCAGGCTGGCCCATGCCATAAACGCCAAATCTTCGATTGCAAATCCTTGCGCCAGGTCGCCAGCACGTTTCTTGTATTTGCGTTCCCATTGCACAATCACAATCAGCGACGTTTCGCATTGTTGTACGACGCTGTCGTGCGTAACTTTCAGTTGCAGTTTCATAGCCTGCCCTTTCTATGTTGTTGCGATTACGAGGTTGCGGCCGCGTATGCCCCGCCGATAAACGTGCATTGGATTTCGGATAATTCACCGAGGTTGGCGTTGACGACATCCAGCGATTCCAGGTAGGTGTTGGTAAGGCTAAACAACGGGTTGGTTGCGCTGGTTGACGCGCTGGTGGGCTTCAAGTCGACGTAGCACTGTGTACCGACCAGCGTTGACAACGTGGCGTACGCCTCCGACGCGGGGTACGACATCAGCAGGGTAACGACGCACTGGTGGTTGCCCAGGCCGGCGGTGTAGACGCGGTCGGTGCCGCCGAATGCGGTGGATTCCAGGGCTTCAATGGTGCGGGTCAATACGGCCGATTTGCATTGGTTGGTCAGGTCGACTTTGCTGCCTACGGCGGCGCCGACGTTGAATTGGGGGTTTGACAGATATGTGGTCGTCGACATGGTGTGTTAGTCCTTCCGTTTCTTCGTACTAGTTCTAGCAGGTTTTTCGTCGACGTTGGTGTCATCGTCAACGGCGACGAATCCGTTGGCAATCAAATATTCGTGGTTGTGGCCATCCAGGTCGGTCAAGGAGTCCCCGACCTGGTGGCCCGCGAACGGTCGTAGCACGGTGAATGTCATGGTGCCACCTTAGTACGGATTGTCAGGTCGTATGACGCAAATTCAAGGCCGCCAAGTGATGTCACGGTCGGGCGGCCGTCAATCAATCCGATTTGGGCCGCGCGTATCTTGTCGGCTAGTTCCAACAATTTTGACAGGGCTTTGCGGTCGCCTGGGCCAATAGTCAGAATCTTGACGGTGAAATCCATTTGCGTCACGACGTTTGTGGGCATCAGGAACGTGGGCGCGTCGACCAGTACGCATGGCGGGTTGATGTTGCGCGGGTCGCTCGACACGGTGACCGGCAGACCGCTTATCGTGCCAAGTTTGGTGACCAGCGTGTCAAATCCGTCGTTGAATATGTCGGTCATGCGATTTGCGGCCTGTTGATGCCCAGCAGTCGCAACACTTCAATGAATGACCCGCCGACCGGCCCCGATGTTGCCAGGGGGTCGTATGCGGCGTAGTTTTCGGTGGCGCTGCCACGTTGCCGGTACAGGTAGCCGCAATAAATAATCGTTCCTAGTTTGACGTCACCTGATGGCACGGTTGACAACGAATCAAAGTAGCCGGCTTCTTGTCGTCGACGCCACGCAAATTGGTTGCCGGCCGCAACCGCCATGACTAACAGGTCGTAATCGCTCGACGGGTTGGTGACGGTGAATCCCAGCCAATCTTCGACGTCGGCGACACTGACCCAACTGCACGTCGGCGTGAACGTGACGGTTGCGACGGCTGGTGCGCGGTCTTGGTCGGCGGCCGTCACTGCGAACGCGATTTGGCGTTGTATTGGTATGTCGTAGTTGTAGACGTAGCCGCCCTGGTCGTCGACACCCAAAAACAGGTGTTGCGGTATTGCGGTGACGACGAACGTGGCGTTGAGCGCGGTAAACGGTGACGCAAAATTCGACAACGTGACGCTGTTGCCTACTTCGACGGGGTTGTTCGTAAGTGTGGCAATGACGCCAACGTTGTCGGTAATTTGTGCCTGCGTCGTCGTGTAGGTCGCCATGCGACCCTCCTAACTCAGGTCCAGTTGACGAACTGGATTTTGGTCGAGTCAATGGCAAGCGTGGCAAAGTAGCCGCGGAATGACACCTGACGACCTAGCACCTCTGGCTTGTCAATGGCGACAAGACCGCGCTGGTTCTCGTAAATCTCAAATCCTGCGTACCGACCTGCGGCGCACGCAACGATGATTTTGTCATTGCCTCCGCCAGTCGCAAAGTTCTTGTCGACGACAAGTTGCAGACCCAGCGGGTTGCCGTTCCAAGTTGTTGCGTTCTGCTGACCTGCAGCGTTGTACGGCGCCACTGTCGGGAACAGTGGGCGGTTTTGACCGTCGACCAGTCCGCCAATTTTGCGCCACGATGCTGGACTTACGAACATGTGCGTCGGCAACACGTTTGACGTTTGTGAAATCACCATTGCCATCATGTAAATCTCGTCAAGGAATGTGGCAGCGGTGCCGTTCCAAGTGCCTGCAGCGGTCGCCGCTGCGTAAAGTGCGTCGGCTGCAGCGTTGTCCGTTGCGTCGGCGTACTGGCCTGCGAGGTCTTGCAAGATGATGTCAACGGATGATGGGTCAGTCCAGTCAACGTCCTGTTCGGACACCAGCACGGTGCCGCCAAACGTCTCACGTGTCACGATGTTGCTGGAAATTACCATCGTGGTCGACGACAACGTGGTCAGTTCAGTCGTCTGTTTTGCAACTGAAGTGTGAGTCGTGATTTCAGGACGGTTGAACGTCTTGCCTGCACCGAGCGGCATTGCGCGCGCACCGATTGCGGTCACGACTGGGCGGATGTAGTTGATGTTGTCGTACACCGGGCCGACGACAGGAACTGGCAAAAGGCCAGGCGTGTCGGTCGTGATAATGTCGCCGGCTGCCGCCGCAATCGGATTGTGGTACGCCTGATGGTCGGCAATCAAACGATTGACGGTTGCGATTTTTTCGCCGCCCTGAACGTATGCGCTGACCCATTCAGCCATCGATGGCAGACGTGACGGGGCCTTGCGTGCTTCAGCCCAAACCGGCGCCTTTGGCGCGTCGGCAGGCTTTTCGGTTGCAGTGTTGTCGGTAGTCATGGTGCTGGTCTCACTTTCGCTTGATTTGACATTAGCAGCAGCGATGCTGTCAATGGTGGCATTCGGGAACGCTGGTTCGGCGACGATTGACAGTTCACGCCACGCCGCTTTCGATACGACCATGACGCCCTGGTCGTCGATGTCGGCGTCAATCGGGTCGACGCCTACGGATACGGCGTCTAGTGCGCCGTCTTTGATTAGTTCAATGGCGTCGTCGCCGGCTTTGGTGGCGCTGATGCGGGCCGTGTATCGCATCCCTTCTTCGTCGTCTTTGCGTGCGGTCACGATGCCGATGATGCGGTTGCCGTCGTGATTTTCAAGTAGGCGCGGCGCTTTGCCGTCTGTCGGCAGGCTGCCTGGCAAGAACTTCACCTGTTGGCCGCCGGTTACGGTTGCGACGACGTTGTACGGCACGGCGACGCCTTCAATCGTGCGCGGTGCGGCGGCTTTTGTTTCTTCGTCGTCGTCGTGGTCGCCCATTGCGGCTAGTTGCACTTTGGATGTCGTCAGGTAAAGCATGATGCGATTGTACGTCGTGCCGATGCTGGTTTTGGTGGATTAGTCGTCGGCTATGGGTTCGCCTGGGCTGACTGACGTACCCGACCCCGCCGGCGCGGGCAGTGCGCCGGCAGGGCCACTGATGTCGTTGTCCCGTAGGTACGAATCGACATCAAGTTCTATGTATCGGCCGCGTGGCGTCACGCTGTTCAATGACAATGTTTGTTCAATGCAATCGATGTACGGTTTGGCGCCGAATAGGTACAGGTCTTGGCGTGCCTGTTGCGCGTTTTGGTACGTCATGCCTGAACCTGCCGGTGCGCCGACAAGGTACGGCGGAATGTTGGCGACGCGCGCAAGTTCTAGCGCCTGGTAGGTGCGGGCGCCGACCAGTTCTAATTTGCTGGGGTCAATGTTCGATTCGCGCCATTCGACGTATTCGTTCAACGCCGCGACGCTCGATGTCATGCGCGCTTCGGCCCAAGCGGCCGACAGGTCGGCCAATTCTTGGCCTGACATCGGTTCGCCGCCGGTTTGTTTCAGGTAGCCGGCTGGTACTTCCATCGTTGCAAATCTTTCGGCGGCGTTGTCCAGGCGTGTCGCGGTGTTGATTGCGCGGCCGCCAGTGAACAGCAACGATGGAATCGGCGACAAGAATTGCACGACGTCACGCGTTTCAAGTTTAATGCCCTGAAAATAAATTTGCGATGACGGCCCCCACCATTGCGGGCCTGCCTGGTCCCACGTCATGACGTCAGCTGCCGGTATCCACGTAAACGCGACAGGGAATCCAGCGGCGTTGCGTTCGGTCACCACCCAAAACGCGCGACCGTAGAACATCAGGTCGTCGGCGGTGAATGACATGATGAAATTGCGTGTGACGTTCGGGTCGGGGTTTTGAAACCAGGTGTCGGGCGGCAAGTCGATGTATTCGTATTCTTCGCCATCCCATACGCGACCGTATTGTTTGATTTCTAGGCAGCCAATCATTCCGCAAATCAAATCGCGCGCTCGACTGATTGTCGGGTTGCGTAACGCAATCGTTCGGTCAGCGCCGGCCGTGTAGTTGATGAAGTTGCCGACTAGCGGGTTGCCTGCCGCGCCTGCCGCCGCTTTGACAACGACCGTGCCGTCTTTTTTGCCGAATAGTGCCATGCGTTAGATATTAGGCGACGCGGTGTTGTTTTGCGATGCCAACGGTGGCGCGTCGGATAGCGGGCGCTGGTCGTGCGGCCATACCGGCCGCCCATATCAGGCAACGTGCCAGTTCGATTGGGCCAGGTGATTTGGTTGACGATATTGCGATTGCGCCAGTTGTGCGTACGGCTACGGCACGGCCGACGTGTTCAGCCAACATTTTTTCGCCGGTGTGCCACAGTCGGCGTTCGTTGACCATTTGGCGTACGACGGCGGTGTAACTGCATATTTCGCGGTAGCCGACGATAATGCGTCGATGCTGAAGATTGGTCGGGCAGGATATGTCAAGCGTCGGTGTGATGGCCAAGATGACGTTGGGGTTGGCAACAATTTGTTTTTGTACGGCTTCCCAACATGCGCCAATCGTGTCAACCATAAACGCAACCGTTGCGGTTATTTTGCCATCGTTGTTGCTGTTTACGCGTACGCCGCAATAGCGGCCGTCATCCAACGACACTTCAACGGCCAGCACGCCGCCAGGTTGCGGCCCGTGTTTCGTTGTCAGGTCTTGCCATACGCCAGGCGCCAACCATGACTGGTCGGTTTGTGTCCACAGGTTGACGCTCGACCGCAAGAATGCTGCACGGTTAGGGGCGTGGCTTTCGGCTTCCAGGGCTTCGGGTTTGATGGTGTGACCCAGCGCAGGGTTGGCGTACGCCCACGCTTCGGGTGTCATCGGGTCCAGTTCAGGTGGCGGCGACCATTCAGCCAGATAGATGCCGACGCGTTCGCCAGTATCAATGCCGCGTATGGCGGCTTCACGCCAACGCATCATTGCTACGGATTCTTCGGTGCCGGCCGTTGAATAAAACATGGCAATTGGGTTGTCGACGGCCCGTTGCGTCGGAATGAATCCGATGTCCAGGGTGTCGGTATCGACGCCCCATAGTTCGTCGCCGATAAGCACGTCAACGCCCGACAATCCGTGTGGCGCGGCTGGTGTGGCGGCTTTGACTACCCACCGTGCGTTGTTGTGCCGTACTTCGGTACGCCCATACGACCAGGTAGGTGTTGCGCCGAATTTTTGTTCCAGCATCGGGGCCAGGTCTTGGAACATTGCTGTTGCCATGTCCAGCCGGTGCGCGAACGTAACTATTTTGAATTGACGTTTGACGGTCTTTGCGTAGTCGGTCATTAGCCAACCAATTGTCGCCGCGATACACACGGACTTGCCTTGTTGACGCGCGGTTGATATCAACGTCGTACGATTGCAGTAACGGCCGGTCTTGTCGAACGCCAGTTGTTGCGTCAACACGTGACGTTGCCAGGGCATCATTACGACGTCAAGATGTTCAGCAGCCCACGCAATCACAGACGGCCCATGTGACCCGACTGAATCCGTCACAATCGTTTCAAGTCGCGGCAAGTCATGACGGTTGTGGCCGGAATCCTTGCTGGTCTTGGGCGAGACAGACCGACATGGGCGTCGGGGGCGGTCCGCCCTTGCATCCAAACGAGCCGTGCTGCGACCCTTGCTGGGCTTGGCTTTGGTGGGTGGCGCTGGGCGCTTGCGTGCGTGGCGTTTGGCGTTGCCGTAGCGTGCGCCGCGTCGACCGTTGCATTGCGCGCATGATGGCACCAGGTTGTCAAGTGTGTCGGGGCCGCCTTTGTCGTGTTCGACCAGGTGGTCGGCTTGTGTTGCTTTGCGTTTGTTGCACCAGTGACAATTGGGTTGGTCGCGTAGTAGTTCTTGTCTGGCTTTTTTGTATGCGGGGTTGTCTAGGCGTCTAGCCATCGCTCACGCCTTCGCTTCGCTCAGTTGTGCTAGCGCCCTCACTTCGTTCGGTTGCTGGCGGTCGGTGATGGCAGGCCGCGCACACGGGTTGGCCGTCGATGATGACGTCACCAAACTTTTCTGCCAGGTGTGTTTCGCCGCACCGGCTGCACGTGCCAATGTAAATTGTCGGCGTGTAGGTGTATTTGACTTTCATGTTGTCTGCCTTTCGATGTTACTTGTGATGGTGGCCCCAGGGTCCCACGCCGACCGTTAGTTCAGCACGGTTCACACTGACGCCGTACCTGTCTGCGTGCGGCGTTTACCTTCGCCTGTCTGACGGGCTAAGTGACGATGATTAGTCGCCCAGGATTTGCACCTACACACGGTCGCGCGGCCGTGACGCACCAGGCACACTGGTTTATTGTTTGTCGGGTAATGCGGTCAAAGCGTCGATGACTTTGCTGGCCTCGCTTTTCGTCAGGTCCTTTGCACTCACGATGTCGCGGCCGATTGCGTCGGCACAGAATACACGCAAATCTTCTGGCACTGTCAAGCCCTTGCGTTTTGCCGTTGCGGCAAGCATCTTTTTTTGTGGTTGCGTAGCCGGTGCGCTGGCGGATGCCGCCTTGCGTGCGGTCTGTTCGCGCTCGACAATGGCGTTGATTTGCGCGTCGTGGTCTGCCTGCGATTCCCAGGGGTCGGGGCCGCCGACGGCCGGCACAGGTTGACGTGGTTGTCGTGGCGGGCCTGCACGGTGCAACACTTCGTTGGCTGACGCCTGTTTGGCGAATGCGCCTGGCAACATGATGGCGCACAGTCGGCCTAACGCTGATGTGGCGGCGTTCATTTGTTCGCTGTCGCGCGTGTATGGCGTGTCGCCAGGGAACGGTTCCCAACAGTACGCAATGGCGGGGTGTAGGTCGTCGGGTGTGCGCCATGCCTGCACTTTGACTTGTAGGAACACTTTGTCGCCGATGCTGATGATGCGCGGTTCGTGTTCAACGATGCGTACGTCGGGGAATTTGTCGGCCAACATTTTTAGCCTGGCCGGCACGTCAACGTAATCTTTTAGGTCCCAACTCATTTTCGCTGCCCTTCTTTTGTTGTGCGACCGTATCGGGTCGGTGTTGTTCAATTGTTTTTGATGTCGTATTCGGCGTGCGTCAATAAGTCGATGACGCCTTCGGGGTAAATCAGCCATCCGCGCGCGTAGTTGTCGGCGCTGCCGAATTGTCGTTTTGTGGTTTCGTTGTAGCGTTGCGGGTGGGCGCGCAAATAGTTTTTCAACCGTTGGACTGGCACCATGACGAACGAATTAGGTGCGAACACGTACACCCACCAGGTTGCGCGTGTGACGTTTATGCCGGATGGTTCCCATATGCGGTTACCGTCGCCGTCGCGCCTGTTTTGCGGGTTGTGGTTCGTTTCAACGCACATCCGACCGTTGCGGTATCGGTCGGCTTTTATCTCGATGTCGCCCTGGGCGACTGTTCGTAGAAATTCAACGACGTCGTTTTCGTTTGATTCGCCGAACGTCAAATCGTTGATAAAACTTAATTTCGTGACGTCAATATCAAAGTGTCTATTTGTCACGCAACATCGCTTCCAATGTCGAGCGTTCGCCTTTGACTTCTTCGATGACGGTGCGTTGCCAATAAATGTATGACAGGGCGCGCATCAATAGGCGTGCTTTGGTGTGGTTGCTTTCGTGTTCCAACCAATCCGACAAGTCGAATGTCAGTTGGTCAAAGTCTGCCCATTTGCCAGTCATTGTTACCTGCCTGCGACGAATACGATGACGCACAATAACGCCAGGATGTAACACAATTTGCGCACGTCGGTCACGGTAGGGCGTGCCAGTGATGCCAGCCAGGCGTTGAACCTGCCCAGCCTTCAAATATGGCTAAGCCGACGGTCAGGTTGACAATCGGGTCGTACAGGTCGGCGCATGTCCCAAATCCGTAGTGCTGCATCCAGCCGACCGGCCAGTTTGAATTAGGTGTCCCCCAACTAGGACAATGCACCTGCAGCAGCCCGATGCTGTCCCCAGCATCGCCCACAGCCTGGGGATTGCAGCCCGATTCCAGGCGCATCGCCAGGCGTAGCGTGTCAAGCGTCGATGGCGGCCAACCGATGTGGGCGGCTATCGCCACGTAGGCGTCGCAGTTGCCCGCCGCTGGTAGGGGGGTAGTAATGGCAGGGGGGTCGGGGTTTGACGCAACTGGCGCAATCCTGACGCTTGTGGCGGGCGCGTAAACGGTCGTTTTGACCGTTTTGGCGGGTTTCGGGGCGTCTGGCAGGTTGACGACGAACATGCCGTAGACGGCGATTATGACGGCCGTGATTGCTTTGCCAACGAACGTCATACGGGTCGGCCGGTTTCGGTGTTGACGACCTGGTGGGTCGTGTTCAGGCGTATCGGCGGCGACCAGGTGTCGTGCGTATGGTCACGGAATGCCAGTTGGCAGACCATCGAATAATTGTTGTCTTTGCGTCTGAACACTTGGACCATCGCTTGCCGGCCGTCTGGCATCATGCCGACGAACACTTCGTAAAGTATGACGCTTGCTTGCGTCGATTCTTCTTCCATAGTTGACCTGCCCTTGTCGTTGTGGATTCGACCCTACCCGACGATTGCTACACGGTGGGGAATGCCCGCCTGAATGCCTGTTCGACCAGGGCTTGCGATTCGGCCAATGTGCGGGTTATCTCAATGTGCAGCCAATCGCCGTTGGGGGCGCCATGAATCGTCGGTTTGGCGTATTTGACCCACGCTTCGGCTGAATGGGGTTTGGGCAGGCTGGGGTTGACGCGGTCGCATCGCCAGCCGCGCCCGTAATCCTTCGGCCAATAGTCAAGTACGCATTGGATACCTAACGTCTGCCAGTTGTCCAGGCAGGTTTGTAGGAATGCGATTGCTTTGCGGCGGCCATCGCTGACGCCTTTGCCGGTGGATTGCATGTAGCGGTACGACAAATCCATTGCGACGCCCCTGGCGTGATTGCTGACGTTGCCGGTTTGGCCACGTACGTCACGCATGACCCAGGTGCCGTTGTTCCACAATGCGCCTTGCGAATACTGGTTGGCTAGGCGCGCCCAGGCTTCGGTTCCAGGCAGTTTGTGTTTGACGACAGGGTACGTCAAAACGACGTACGGTGTGCTTTGCTGGGTCGTCATCAAGGCTTGTCTTTCATACCGTTTGACGCAACGATGCCCGCCAGCGTGCCTGACAAAAACGTCACAATTGTCGCCATCAGGCTTATGAATTCTTTGTCATTGGGCGATTGTTCCATTGGCTGACTGACAAACAGCAGGCCGTACACAAAACCAATGACGGTAACTGCGAACACGACGCCAAGTAAAACGCCGACAGTCGCCACCATTCTGGCATGTAGTTCTTCTGGCGTGTAACGCTGTCTCATTTTTGGCACCTATCGACTGGCATGCAGTAGGTGGGTCGCGTTTTGCCTTTGTCGTTGTTGGTGCGTGTCGTTTCGCACGCTGTCAACATAAACAGCGTTGCGATAATTAGCCACTTCACTACGCGTTCGGCGGTGTCGGTTCGGGCGGTGGTGGTATTTGCACAACACCGTTGACTACGGCCCAACCGATTGCCGCTGGGTTTTCTGGCGTGTATTCGATTAGGTGTGCCGGGTCGGTGTTTGTCCAATCGGCGGCCACTACCTCAACGTTCACCACCACGCCATTAGTTACGTTTGGTTCGACTACTGCTACGGTGCGTTCGCTCATACTTGGTATTCAATCCATACGTAGCCGCTACCGCCGGCCGCGCCGTTCGTGCCCGCCGTACCGCCCGCCCCAATGGTCACGGTTATGCCGGTGCCGGGCGTAACCGCGCCACCCGCAACAATATGAGCACCATTACCGCCTTGCCCAACACGACTGTCTGAATTGTCCGCGCCACGAAATGATGAACCAAACGCACCTTGCCCGCTATTGGTCGCGCCAGCCGTAGACGTTGGCGTTGCGCCAACGTTGGTTAAAGTAGCGGTGTACGCATTTCCGCCATTTGCCGTAATCGTTCCACCGGCAAACGCGACGGAACTATTGCCACCCGCCCCGGCACTAGCACCAACGCCGCCGCCGCCGCCAAGTATGTGCGCGATTGCATACGTCACGCCGGTTGGTGGCGTAAATGTTCCGCTAGCGGTAAATGCGTCAACGTTGGTCACGCTTCCTAGGTTAGTCCATGCCGTGCCGTTGTAGAACTGCACCTTGTCGGTTGCTTCCAAATAACACAATTGGCCTTGCGCCAACGTTTTTTCGCCGGTGCCACCGAACGCCGCGTCCCGCGTCACGGTTGTTGCAAACACCGGAACGCCTGTGTTGATTTCCGTTTGCTGCTGTGCGGTAAGTACCTGTCCAGCCGTAAACACTGGTACTGAGGTCTGTGCGTTAGCGCCCATGCGTTTAGCCTAGAACATTCAGGCCGTCAAGCGTGCCATACGTTGCATTGTCCAAAATCAGTTCGTAGACGATAATCGTTTGACTTGTGTAGTACCTCACGATGTGACCGCGCCTAAAATCAATGGTTGCTTCGATGCCTTCGACGGCTGATTCTTGCGTCGTGTTGGTGTTTTTGCCTGGTATCAGGGCGGTGATTTCTATGGTGTCGCCGATGTCAATGACGGTCAGGTCGTCGCGTTCGCCGGCGTCACACATGGCAAATGCTGTTTGAACACTGGTAAACACGGCTTCGGGGTACGGATACAACAGGTAGGTCGCATAGGCGGCGATTTGGGCGGCTTCGTGCAACAGGCTGTTGTCGATGCGAAACGTGCGGTATCCGTAGTCAGTCACACTTGCCGTGTTTGTGTCGGTTGACGTCTTGCCATCCAGGGCGGTCACGGTGGCGCGGTTTACGACGTCACTGCCGTCAAAATCAATTGTCAAGTCGTTGTATGGGGTTTGTGTGCCAGTGTTGTTGAACGATACG